ACCAATAGTCGTACCGGCTTCACGAATAGCCTTCGTTGCGTCATCACGGAAAGTCGCAACAGCAGCAGAAGCGCCCTTCAACTTGTCGCCAAGTCCCGGCACCCAAGAGAACATTGCCGCCACACCCTCAACGATCTTTGACACCATCGTCAACCAAATATTGACAACAGGCGCAACAACGTTATCCAGCAGGAATGGGGCGATCTTCCCCCACGCTTGCAGCATCACACCCATTGACATCATCAGCACACCGATAGCGCGAGTCAGCACATCACCAAGAATGTTCGCCAACACGGTAATAACCGGAAGGAGCGGTTGCAGAATAGGCATGATCGCCCTAAACAACACGTTAATAAGTTGCCCCAAAGGAGCAATCAACATACCGACAGCAGCAAACACCGGAGCCAACGCCCCCACAAGTTGCGTAAGAGCATCCACAACAACACCAAGAATCGGGCCAGCCGCGTTCAGAATCGACATAACAACAGTCGTCAACGGAGTAATCAACGGCATAAGAACCTGAAGCAACGTAGAAAGCAATGTGCCGATCTTTTGCAGCAGCGGTGCAAGGATCGGGCCAATACCAGTAGCAAGAGTTCCTAATGTCTGCACCATCGGGGTAATAACAGGAACAAGAGCGGTAATCGCTGTAGCGAGAACGCCACCCAACACACCGGCAACTGTTCCCAAAGCCTCCGCGACAACAGGAAGAACCGGAGCAAGTGCATCAAACGCCTTACCCAAAGCATCCCCAAGAGAGGCAGCAACCTTCGTCAACGGTCCTTGAAGATTGTTAATTATTGGCATAAGCGTTTCAGCAAGTTTGTTTAACGTCGGTAGAAACGCTGTGCCAATGCTTTCTTTTAACTCACCAAACGAGACAGCCATCTTCTGTGTGCTAGTAGCAGTTGCAGCGGCAGTTCCACCTACCTGCTTCTCAATAGCCTTCATCACAAGTTCTTGCGCTTTAGCCATTTGATTAGAATCAACAAGAGTCTTGATCTTGTCCTTCTCCTGCTGAGTAAATGTCACGCCAGCACGACCCAGAGCAGTAATACCCTTTATCGGGTCTTGAAGTGCTTTACCCAACTGCACCGCGTTACTAGACGCTTCACCGAAACCAGTAGCGGCAAGGTCATACGCTGCTTGCGTTGCACGATCAAACAAACCACCCGTAGTGTTCATCGTGTCGCCAAGGTTCTTAAACGTCAGCAGTTTCGCCTGCGTCGCCTTAATCGACTCATCATCAACACCAATCTGCTTCATCAAAGCAGTTGAATAATCATTAAGACGTGCGATTCCCCCCGTGTACGCTCCGTTTACATACCCCATCTGCTTAGCAACTTGACCAAGACGAGCATCAGCAACCTGTGCCTCTTGCGCCGACTTAATAGACGAACCAATAAAATCCGTTACCGCAACAGCCGCACCAATCGCAGCCGCACCCACAGCAGCAAACGCCAACGCATGACTCTTATGCGACTTAATAGAAGAAGAAGTCGAATCATCAAGGTCTTTCAGCCCACTACGGGCATGACGCATACCCTTATCGAAATCGCTTGTATCAGCGGTGAGGACTACGCCAATTGGGGGCAGATCAGCCACGACTACCTACCAGACCTAGCAATGATTGAACGCAACTCGTCCATAAAGAGTTTGCGTACTTCATCTTTAGATTCTTCCATAGTTGGCTGAACATACGGGCGAGCCGGAAGTTTACGAGGACCACCACCAAGTTCCTGCACTCGCGCATAAACCGTTGTTGGCCCGATAGTTATCTGATAACCCTTGAATCCTTGCTGAACAGGACTCGTCTTAACACTCCTACGCAAAACACCAGTAACGATAGCGGGAGGAGTACCGGGAGCAGACGGAGTAGGAGTCCCCTTCTTATGCCGACCGTTAGCGGTTAACTTTTGTTTCATGTTCCGCTCAACCAGAAAAGCGGCCTTACGCAAAGCCTGCTTCTGCTCCTGCCCCGTAACAGAATCCATAAGACGACGCAAAGCAGCATCCGTATGCTCTGTGTCAATCTCCAACTTCACGGGTCGGTCCTTTTCTGCTGAGCCTCTAACGCGATCCCGTCTATCTGCAACATCCAGTCTAACCAAACCGCAGGCTGCTCCTGAATCTGCTGAAACGTCCAACCAAACTTAGACGCCAACAAATAATCCCTAGCCTCCTCAGGTAACGGAGCCTTACCATCGGACTTCCCTCCCTCAAATACCCACGCTATTCGACGGAGGGCACGGTAGGGGAATCGGGGTCAGGATCAACCTCAAACGACGGCATCAAATCAACAATCATCGGAGCCGTAATCTTCTGAATCTGGTCATACACGCCAGACGGCAAATCAGTCAGACCCTCAACCGAAACCGTGTCACCAAACGACCACGCCTCAATCAGAGCAACAGCCACAAGATCATTGAACTCATACAGGGACAGCACAGCGTTATCGTCGGCTTCCCCGTTCTCCAACTCCTGCGCCTTACGCTGCATCGTCGTAGCACGCGCCAGAATCGGTCTACGCATCCTCTCAGGCACAGCCTTAGGGTCACGCAAGTCAATCCAGCCGCCAACAACATCCTGCTTAGCCATATCCCGTCAACCTTTCTTTTTAGGCGTAAGTACCTGAAGCCTTAGCGTTCTTCAACGTGACCTTCAGCGGTGAGTAACCCGCAGATGCTCCAGCATCCGTGGTGTTAGCAATGGCCTTGTAGTTGACGTTAAGTTCAATGTAGTCCTTGCTGCGCTCAATCTTCGCAACCGTGAACGCACACTTAGTCATGTTGAACTTAACTTCAACCAGCGACGCACCCGTGCCCGACTGGAAGTCAACTGCCAGCGACGGCTGAGTGTTCTGCAAGTAATAGTTCAACTGTGTGTCCGATTCAAACACAAGCAGCAGCGAACCCTCAGCAGTAACCGGACCGGCGAACAACTGGTACGGGGACTGAGTTCCGTCAACCGTGAAGATCGGAGTAACAGGGCGCGTGATGTTCACGTTGCCCTCAGCAAGCGTTGCCGTAACCGAACCCGCGAGAGTAACGGTGCCGGTCCATGCTGCCTGCGGGGTAACCGTGGAGAACGACGGGGTGGGGTTAGCGGCAGTCGCAGACTGGAAACCCATTCCCTTAGCGGTGTAGGTGACAAGCGAGTCAGCAGAGAACTTCGTGTCAATGCTGGCGAACTGCACACCCGCGAACTGGCGCGTTGAAGATGAACCAAGGCTGTAGTAGTCCGACAGGGTGAACGTGGTCGGCTGGCCGTTGCTGGCCTGCGTGTTCAAAGTAGCGATGGTGTGCGTGTACGGGGCACCCGTGCCGGTCGTCGCCACATCACCAAGAACGCCACCGTAAATGTAGCCAACGGTATCCGCGAACACATCGCCAGCGAAATCGAACTCGCTGTAAATGTTGCCCTGAATGACACCGTACTCATCGACCATTGACCCACGAATACCCTTGTCGTCAAGGTACTTCACGTTGTCAAACGGCGTGATGGATGTGTAAGGGATGTAGTCGGTAGCGGCGACCGCTGACGGGGACGAACCCGGCGCGGGGCGGGTCTCCTTAGCGATACCGAGATAAGACCTAGAGCGGGGCAGAGCCATTACTCACTCACTTCCACAGGAGCCGGATCAACAGCCTTCGCTGTCGTCTTAGTGTTGTCTACTACAAGCCCCGCCACGCTTGTTTCGTCTGGCAAATCTACCACGGCACCAGCCTCAAGTGTCAGGCCAAGCGTCGGGTATGTGCGTGCTTCAACGCTACGAAACTTCATACCACAATCCTATCCTAGGTTGTCAGGAACTCGCTGACCTCAAAACGCACCGCTCCCCAAATCTCTGTAGACCCATCGGCTAACACGGCGGGTTCACCATAAACGCCTGACAGTTCGCGTTCGCCAGCCTCAAAAATAGTGGGGTAATCGTTCAACGTTCTATCTGAACGCAACCGCGCTTTAACGTTATCTATAACGGAATCAAAGAACGCCATAGCGTCCTCAGCGTGCATCTCAATACTGTGACAGAACACTTGAAGTTCTACCGTGTAATGAACCCACTTCTTGCCCGATGTAGCGCCACCGATAGCGCGGCGCTCCTCATTCTCACTAAGAATGTGAACAACGCCGACAGTACCGGATTTAGTACCAGCAGCCTGCCCGTAACGGAAATCGCTGCCGGGGATGCGCTTAGGGATAGACGAATAAACCTTGTTCAAGCCTGCGACGGCTGTCGGCTGAAAGAACGCCGCAACGTCGGCGCGTACAGACGCCCGAGACATTAACGAATCCTGCGGAAAGGCTTAAGCAAATCCCACGCCGCTTCAAGATCATTAGCAGCAGACGGGTTAGCCATTTGCACCTGAGAAGGATTTAGGCTTGTCATGACCAGCGCGGCGTTACCACGCGCCTTCAAGATTGCGGCTGTCAGGTAAATAGCGGCTTGTTTCACAGCCGGTGGCAGCGCGCTCACGCTAATTCCCTTAGCGTGCGTGTATGCGATAGCGGAAGTCAACGGAAGATTCCCCGCACCCGACGTAGGAACGAACGATGACGAAACAGTTAAGACCTCTGTACTTGCACCGTCATAGATAACGAACTGGTGGCTGGGCGTAAACCCAGCAAGATCAGTAACGGGAAGCGTGGAAACGGACGCGGCGACCGACGCTGACAGAAGCGTGTTCGCGTACCCGTTCACATACGTCATGCTGATGAACTGCTCCTGAGTCGTGGAGTAGTTACCAGAGAACTGAATCGGTCCAGAGAACGCGGTAGAAAAACCCTGAATCGGGAACACGACCGTTTGCGACTCAATCCACAACGTCGAAACATCAATCGCTGTCATGAGGTTAGGGAGTGGGCCGTAAGACAGACTCACAACCTCTGTGACGGGAGAAAACCTAGGGTGGATAGTCAGGAACCCTTGACGATTTATACGGCCCCTAGACGCTTCTGTGTCCGTTGTAGACGACAACACCTGACCGCAATACGAATCCATCCACGACGACGCACGCGCAATAACGTTAGCGAGTTCTTGATCGTTAATAGCAGACGTGCCGCCACCCACCAGATCATCAACATCAATAGCGGTAGGAGCCTGCTTAAACTCCGCAATCGTCAAATACGGGGTAGAGAACAGCGGTGAGGTCGTACCGACAGCGTTAGCCACGTTCTCCTTCTCCTCCGCACTTACTGCACTTCTTGAACCAGCCGTGGAAACCACACGACCCGCACTTGTAACCAGTACCGCTAGACGACAACTTCACGCCAGCCTCTGTGAACCCTGCTTCTTTCAGCGCCTTAATGTGCTGAGGAGAGTTCACATGAACTGTGCCGTCCTTCGCCCAACCATACGTTCTGCTTTGACCAAACCTCGCACCCTCAACCGTTACTTCTTTCACGGTGTCATTCGGTGCTACCAGTCGTGCCATGTTCTAACTCCCGTCGATAGACCCATGTGAGGCGCGGCAAGGACGGGGACCAGCCGCGCCCCACACAGGCGACTATGTGTTACTAGGCGGAGATTCCGGTGATAGCGCCATTCCATGCAGGCGCGTAGCACACGAACGTTCCCTGCCAGTACGAGGAAATCTGGTACTGGAAGTCGATGACCGGCCAGTTGATTCCCATGTAGTCCTGCACGTTGACAACCGACCACACGTTGCTGACCTGAGAGTCAGGAATCGGCAGCGTGTAGGACAGGATCGCGGCGTTGCCCTGCGGCATCCACGGGTGAACCGTCATCGGAACAACCTTGCCGGTGACTTCGTTCTGGATCGCCG